CTATATTTAACATACTATACATTAACATCTGATGTAGACGCGTATAGTCGACATTGCCTAATGACTGCATTGGATTAATAGGAGGATAATAAGATGACTACAAAAAGTACATTTCAAGGATACGTAAGAACTTACGGAGGAGAAGATAGAAATTCTGGTGTTACACCAGGAACTCTAATTGCTTCTGAAGTTATTACTTTCTTGAGTTCAACAGCAACTGCAACTGCAGTGTCTGTTGGAGCAACAGTAAACGCTAACGCTCCATTCGTGTTACCACAAGGAGCTATACCAACTAATTTTATAGTTTTAACAGCAGCAGGAACAACTACAACTGCAACTATTAATTTTGGTTCAGCAGCTAATGCAACTAGTATTGCACAAAATTTAGTTGTTGGTGCTAGAGCAGCAGTATTAATGACTGGAGCTTCAGTTATTGCTACTGGTCTTCCAGCTAATACAACAGTTGTTGCTAATGTTGGAAGCACAGCAGGTTCAGGAAACGTTACAGGTGTATTTGTATATACATTTGCTGACCAAACTGCACAACCTGGTGAAATAGGTCCAGCTTAATTAATTTTTAATGGAGCTCCTTCGGGAGCTCTATTAATATAAGGAGATAAAATGAGTTACAAAAGTGATGTAAAACCAGTCGTTACAAGTTCTACAAACGCAGTTCTTTTTACAGGACCTACAAGACTTCGTGGTTATATGATTCAATCGACAGGAAGTTCAGGAACAGCAATTATTAATGGTTTAGCAAATGCTACAACTGTTAGTTCTTCTACTAACACGCAAGTTTATATTCCAGTTCAAGTTGCTGCTAATCAAACTGAAACATTAAACATTCCTGAAGATGGTGTTCTATATGCTACAAGAAATGGTACAGGAATTGTTGACGGTATTGGTGTAACTGCAAATAGTGGTGCATTAAGTATTACGTTATTTATAGACAAGTAGGAGAGTAGATGACTACTTCCGGAACTACAAGTTTCAATCTTGAACTAGATGAGCTTTTTGATGAAGCTTATGGACGTGTAGGTATTGGAGGAACTAGAACTGGTTATCATTTAAAAGCAGCAAGAAGAAATTTAAATATTTTATTATCTGAATGGGATAATAGAGGTGTACATTTATGGAAAGTAAAATTAGCTACAATTCCATTAGTATTAGGACAAGCTGAATATAGTTATACTATTGATCCGACAAATTATCCAAACGATATTAACGATGTATTAGAAGCTTATATTAGAAATAATACTTCACCTAATGCTTCATTACCAACAGATACCTCATTAACTAAAATAGATAGATCTGCATATGCAGCGCTACCTAATAAATTATCACAAGGAACACCTTCTCAATATTATGTTCAAAGAACATATCAACCAAGTATATTCTTATATCAAACACCAGGATCTGGATTTTCTAGTCAAAGCACACCAAGCAATTATCAATTAAGATTTTATTATCTTGCAAGAATTGAAGATGCTGGAAAATATACAAACACTCCAGATGTCGTATTTAGATTTTTACCATGTTTAACTTCTGGTCTTGCTTACTATTTAAGTATTACTTACCGACCAGAAAAAACTGAAATGTTAAAGTTAGTTTATGAAGATGAATTACAAAGAGCTTTACAAGAAGATGGACAAAGAACTTCATTATTTATATCACCAAAAACATTCTATGGAGATGGTGTATAATGACAACTTTTGCTACAGGTAAGAAGTCTTACGCCATATCAGATCGATCTGGCCAACGATTCCCGTACGACGAAATGGTAACCGAGTGGAATGGATCATTTGTTCATTATAGTGAATACGAACCTAAACAACCTCAATTAGAACCGAAAGTACCAGGCAACGATCCGCAAGGATTGCTCAACGCACGACCAGATCGTGTAGAGCCATTATCAGTTGTGCTATTAGCTTTTAATCCATTACTATCAACAGCGGGTAGTTCTACTATTTTAGTTAATGAACCAGGTCATGAAAAAACGACAGGAAATAAAATTATATTTACAAATGTAAATGCGGTAAATGGATTTACTAATGCAATGTTAAATACAACACTTGGATTTTCATTAACAGTAGTTAATACTAATCAATATACAATCAACGGACAGACTCTCGCGAGCGCGAGCGGGAACTTCGGTGGACAACCTTCAGTTGGTCCTTCTGCAGTTGCACTCCCTAATAATGCTTTTGAAGTGACAGCAGGTAGTTCTACAATACAAGTGAATCAACCAAATCATGGTAAAATAACAGGTAATACTGTTCGATTTCAAAATTTAACAGTGGTGAATGCTTTTTTAACTTCTTCAGGATTTCAACAATCAGTCTTAACAACGTCAACTGGATATAGTATAACAGTTGTTAATTTAGATAATTATCGTTTTAACGCATCGTCAGGAACTGGTTCTTTAACGACAACCATTGGCGGCGGATCGGCGACAGCGGAGACAATATAATATGGCACTAACGTATTCACAATTAGTAACTCAAATTAGAAATTATACAGAAGTAGATAGTAATGGATTATCTGATTCTACAGTTTCTGTAATTGTACAAAATACTGAAAATAGAATTTATAGAGAATTAAATATTGATGCTTTTAGATTATATGCATCAGCAGTAACTACTGCAGGAACAACAACTATTTCTGTACCATCAGGACTTCGTAATATTAGATATGTTGAAATGATTTCTCCAAATGGAGAATTTTCTACATTAGAACAAAAAGATAGTTCTTACATGGCAGAATTTAATAATCTTCCATTATCTTCTACTTATTATGATAAACCTAGATATTGGGCAAACTGGAATGAAACTACTTGGTTTGTAGCTCCCACTCCTAATACAACTTATGCAATTAATATTGCTTATTATTCACAAGGAACTTCTATAACTGCTGGTAATTCAGCAACTTCAACGACTTATATATCTACTTTTGCTCAAGATTTACTTCTTTATGGTTCTTTAGTAGAGACATATAAATACTTGAAAGGTCCAGCAGATATGATACAAGTCTACGAACAATCTTATCAACAAGCGAGAGAATCTTTCGGTGTTGAACAGACAGGTAGAAGAAGAAGAGACGAATATGTTGACGGAGAACCTAGAGTTGTAGTAGACTCGCCGCCACCATCATAATAATTAAGGAGTTAATATGGCAAACATAGTACCAGATAGTTTTAAAGAAGAATTATTTGAAGCAATTCACGATTTTACAGCTTCTACAGGCGATACATTTAAATTAGCTTTATACAATACCGTTTCAGGTTTTGCTGCTGCAACTACTACAGTTTATGCTGCAACAATCGGATCAAGTGTTGAAGTAACAGGTACAGGTTATACTGCTACAGGAGCAACTCTTGTAAATATTTCACCAACGGTTGCACAAAATGTTGCATTCGTAGATTTTAACGATGTAACTTTTACAACAGCAACTATTACTGCAGCTGCAGCTTTAATTTATAATACATCCAACGGAAGCAAAGCAGTTGTTGTATTAGATTTTGGTGGTAGCAAAACTTCAACAAACGGCGACTTTACTATTCAGTTCCCAGCAGCGAATTCAACAAGCGCAATCTTGAGAATATCGTAGTAGTTCGCCATAAAAAATTATGGCTAATAATACTTGGGGCATACATCCATGGAGTCAAGGCGAATGGGGTCAACAGACTACTGATGTAGTTGTTGAAGTCGGTGTAGCACAAGGTTGGGGCAGAGTTACGTGGGGCGAAGGAGCGTGGAATCAATCAGTTCCAATAGATGCTCTATCATTAAATTCAGGAACCATTTCTATAGTAGGTAAAGCAGAAGTTGCTTTAACCGGAAATAATTTACAAGTTGAAACAGGTACTATTACATTTGCTGGTAAAGCAATTGTAGAAGTTACAGGAAATAATTTAACATTAACGATTGGTGATGCCATTGTCACTGCAAAATCTAATGTTGATGCGACCACAAATTTATTAAATTTACTTGTTCAAAGTCCAAATATTCTTGCTGGTGGATCAGTAACCGATGCAGTTGTTGGTGAAGAATTAGATGTGGCTGTTGGAACTGTTTCATTTAGTTTAGATGATGTATTTACAGTAACTGGTTCAAGCGTTCAAATAGGAACGGGGCAAGTTGTTATTCAATTACCAACAGTTATTCAAGCGACAGGTTCAAGTGTTGTTACATCCGTTGGAGATGTTCAAATAAGTGGTAAAAACTTTGTAGATGTAACAGGTAATGAAGTTAATGTTCAAGTTGGTAATCCTACTTTTTCACTAGGATTAGGAGTCACGGCTACCGGCTCTAGTGTAACGGTTAATGTAGGCACTGTTAACATAGAATCAAGATATTTTGTTACAGGAAATCAAGTAACGGTAGGGGTTGGAAATGTAATACTTTCAACAGATCAGGTAATAATACCTTCTTCAAATCAATTGACAGTAGGTTCAGGAAGCCCTATTATATATGGCTGGAATATTATAAATCCAACAACAGGTCAAAGCTGGTCTGCTATAAATCCAATCACAGGACAAAATTGGATTGAATTATAACAATAAAAGTGATATGGAGAATCTAATATGGCAAGTACATTTAGTAATTTAGGTTTAAACCTACAAGCGACTGGCGAAAACTCCGGAACATGGGGAGAATTAACTAACGTCAATTTACAAGAAATAGATAATGCGATTTCAGGTGTTGTAACAATAACACTAACAGGCAATACGACATTAGCATTTACATCAAATGCAACTTCTACGACATTCACAGATGAAGCTGGACGAAATAAAACAATTATTTTATCAGGTTCATTATCAGCAACAACAGTTACAGTTTCAGTTCCAAATATAGAAAAAGATTACGTCATCATTAACAATTCAGGTGGAACAGCTACTATTTCATCAGGT